ACAGAAAACCGCGTGAACTTGAAGATAGATTGATGGCTGAACGTCCTAAACAGTGGCAGCAGGCCGAACTTCTACCTGAACCAGACAAGCACCCGGACTACGCTTATCGTTGGATTCGTGTTTCTAATCTAAATGCAGCTGACCCTCGTAACCTTTCAAGCAAATTGCGTGAAGGCTGGGAGCCAGTTACTTTAGAAGAGCAGCCAAAATTCAGACTGTTAGCCGATCCAGCAAGTCGATACAAAGACAATGTTGAAATTGGCGGGTTGTTACTCTGTAAGACCCCGAAAGAGTTTGTGGAACAGCGTAATACGCACTTTAACAAGTTGACACAATCTCAGACGGAAGCTGTAGACAACAATCTAATGCGTCAAAGCGATGCGCGGATGCCTCTCTTCAAAGAGAATAAATCCTCGTCTAGCTTTGGTAAAGGTACTTAAATTTTTATAGGAGTCTTAAATGGCTTATCCTGTGGTTTCAAGCCCTTACGGGCTAAAGCCGATCAACCTGATCGGAGGTCAGGTATTTGCGGGTTCTACCCGTGAATATCCGATCACTAACGGTTACTCTACGAACATTTTCTACGGCGATTACGTAGGTTTGTCTCGTGGTGAAATCGTTCGTCTGTCTGTGTCTACTGGCACAGCAGGTAATCAAACAGGTATCTTTTTGGGATGCCGGTTTACAAACCCTGTCACTAAACAGTTGACTTTCTCGCAATACTGGCCCGCATCTACTGCGGCTGGCGATGCAGTAGCGATTGTCAGTGATGACCCTGATGCAGTCTTTAAAGCTGTGGTTTGCTCATCTGGAACTACTGTTGCTTCTGGTGCCCGTGCAATGATTGGCCAAAACTTGGCCATGATTAACAACACAGGTAGCACTGCAACTGGCGATTCTAAGAACGCAGCATTGGCCCCTAGCGATACACCCGCTACTACATCATCCTTGCCCGTTCGCGTGCTTGGTTTGGTGCCTGATACGGCTGTTTCACTTGGAACTGTGACGTATACCAGCATTTCTACCGCTACTGTGACTTGTTCGGCCCTGCCGTTCGCGTTACCTGTTGGTACTGACGTTGGTTCGCTGGATTCAAACGGTCAATACGTTTCTTCCGGTTCTTTCGTTGACACCGCCGCAGCCGCCGGTGCTACATCGTTTATTTTGAATCAAGCTCCTGTTGCTACATTGAACACTACTATTGTGTTGATGCAGTACCCAGAGATTCTGGTCAAGATTAACTTTGGCCAGCATCAGTACTATGCTGGCACCAGCATTGCTTAAGGAGTAACTTACCATGGCTATTTCACGCGCACAACTGCTTAAAGAGTTGCTCCCCGGTCTGAACGCTTTGTTCGGTCTGCAGTACGCTACTTATGATCAAGAGCACAAAGAGATCTACGAAACTGAGACATCAGAGCGTAGCTTCGAAGAAGAGACTAAACTCTCTGGCTTCTCTGCCGCACCAGTCAAAAATGAAGGCTCTGCCATCAGCTATGACAATGCACAGGAAGCATGGACTGCTCGATACAACCACGAAACCATTGCTTTGGGCTTCAGCTTGACTGAAGAGGCTATCGAAGATAACTTGTATGACTCACTGTCTGCACGTTACACGAAAGCTTTGGCCCGTGCTATGGCATACACCAAGCAAGTTAAAGCAGCCGCTGTTTTGAACAACGGTTTCTCTAGCGCTTATCCCGGTGGTGACGGCGTGGCTTTGTTCAGTGCATCACACCCCTTGATCAGTGGCGGCACTAACAGTAACGTTCCTTCTACACCAGCCGATTTGAACGAGACTTCTTTGGAAGCCGCCGTTATTCAGATCAGCTTGTGGACAGACGAACGTGGCTTGTTGATCGCAGCTAAACCAAAGAAATTGGTTGTTCCTTCTTCATTGCAATTCGTTGCTACCCGCTTGCTCGAAACGGAACTCCGTGTCGGTACAGCTGATAACGACATCAACGCAATTAAGAACAACGGTTCAATTGCTGAAGGTTACACTGTAAACCACTTCTTGACCGATACTAACGCTTGGTTCTTGACCACAGACGTTCCTAACGGCATGAAGCACTTTGTTCGTTCACCCTTGGCTAACTCCATGGACGGCGACTTCGATACAGGTAACGTTCGTTACAAGTCTCGCGAGCGTTATTCTTTTGGCTGGTCAGATCCATTGGGTATGTTCGGCTCTGCTGGTGCTTAATCAGCGGTAAAGAAAAAGGGGGCTTCGGCTCCCTTTTTTGTTGCATTGTTTTTATTTGAGTGGTATAAACATATTAATCCGGGCTTATCCGGTGCATTAGACAGTCCCGGCTGACAACATACAGACTGATGCACTTAACTTGTATGTAAGGAAACATCATGGCAAATACCACGTTCAATGGCCCAGTGCGGTCGCAGAATGGCTTTCAATCCATCACCATCAATCCAAACACTGGCGCAGTTACAGTTGACGCCACGTTTGGCACAGCTACTAGCGTGACTACTTTGGCCGCTACAACTGTAACGGCTTCAAATCTGGTTTTCACAGACCAAAATCACCCAACAACCGCCGCTATCAACGCAACGGCTACAGCCACCGCCGCAGAAGTTGCAACCGGCTACATCACATCTACTTCAGCCGCAGCTACAACTATCACTTTGCCTACAGGCACTTTGTTGGGCGCGGCCTTGGGCGCTACTGCCGGTACTACGCTGGACTTGTTTGTTGATAACACCGCTGGCGCAAACACCGTGACTATCGCTGTTGCAACTAATGGCATCTTGTCTGCCGCCGCCGCCGCTGGCTCTGGTGCTGGTGCTGGCCTGTTGACTGTTGCATCTGGCGTAACTGGCATTGGTTGCTTCCGCATCATGTTCTCTAGCGCCACTGCATACGTGTTCTCTCGTATCGCTTAATCAACCCAAGGGGCTTCGGCCCCTTTTTTAAAGGAGATTAATTATGATGCAGACAGACGTAAAATCCGCTCATGTAGAGGCAACTGGCACGATTGTGTCTGGTCGTGTTCGAGTTAAAGCGTATCACTGTATTTCTGGCGGTACAGCAGGCGATGTTATTTATCGTGATGGTGGTTCTGGTGGCATTATCCGGCTCCAATTTAATATTGGAACAGGTACTCAGCCTGTTTCTTTGTTAATTCCCGGTGAGGGCATCGTGTTTAATACAGATGTTCACGTAACACTACCAGCCACTGCAAAAATTACTACGTTCTATGGCTAAGAGTCCTGCATGGCAGAGGAAAGAGGGAAAGAGTCCTACTGGTGGCTTGAATGCCAAGGGACGCGCCTCCGCCAAAAAGCAAGGTATGAATTTGAACCCTCCCCAGCCGGAAGGCGGCTCCCGCAAGGACGCTTTCTGTGCGAGGATGGGCGGCATGAAGAAGAAGTTAACCAGCGAAAAGACGGCAAAAGATCCAGATTCACGGATCAATAAAGCGTTGAAGAAATGGAAATGCTAGATCTAAATACAGTTTGGTCGGCCACATTAACATTGTTAATGTCAGTTATGGGTTATATCGTGAATGAAAAGTTTCGCGAGTTGTCCCGTATTACGATCCTTTTGAACAAAACCCGTGAGGAGGTTGCCCGTGATAACGTTACTCAAGCAGAAATTGACCGCATTACAACTCACATTGACCAACGCTTTAACAAGCTTGAAGAAAAGATTGACCAGCTTATTCGGCAAGGGCGATAATGCCAAGCAAGAGTAAAGCTCAACACAATTTCATGGCCGCGATTGCACATTCGCCATCGTTCGCTAAGAAAGCTGGAGTGCCCATGTCTGTGGGTAAAGAGTTCGTAAATGCCGATAAAGGCAAGAAATTTTCTAAAGGTGGCGAAATGAAAGAATCAAAAGCAATGGTAAATAAAGAGATTGGCTTTATGAAAAAAGCTGGCGCTCCCAAGTCTATGATCAAGCATGAAATGGCTGAAGCTAAGGGCATGAAAAAGGGCGGTATGGCTCATGAAGATGTCAAGATGGACAAGAAGATGATGCAAAAGGCCGTGAACAAACACGAAGGCCGCTTGCACAAAGGCGCGGCTATGACTAAGCTCAACATGGGCGGTATGGCTTATGCAAAAGGCGGCTATACAAAAGCGGCTGATGGTGTTGCTACTAAAGGCAAAACCAAAGGCACTCAAATTAAAATGAACAAGGGCGGCATGGCCTGCTAAGGAGTTCTAAATGAAACCAAACATTAACAACTACGAATTTATTGAGCCGGGTTCTGGCACTATGTCAGATGACGAAGGCGCGCTTTTAGCCGCAATAAATATGCAAAAACCAGCCATGGAAATGGGTGATGCAAGAGCGGCTGAAGAAGCGGGCCAATTTGGTGATGCTGGTTCTAGTAGAACTGTAAAAGCCACGCCCAAAGCCACGCCAAAGGCAGCCAAAAAAGAAGCCCGTGACACTGGTAGTGATATGGCTCGCATGATTAGCCGTGGCAAGTCTGCTGAAATGCCTTCAGGCAAACCCGGTGGTGGTAAATCTGCTGAAATGCCGGCTGACGTATCTAAAATGTCTGCAAATGAACGCATGAAACGAAGCGTTGAAACAAATCTTGCTGGCGCTAGAAGTGGTAGTGGCTCAACTGATACACGTTCTGCTAACGAGCGTATTCGTGACTCTGATATTGGTTCATCAATAAGCAATTACTTTAAGAATTTTAAAACGCCAGCACAACGAAAAGCTCAAGAACAAAAAGAAAAATCTAAAAATATGGCTTCAGGTGGCAAAGTTTCAGCATCAAGTCGTGGTGATGGTATTGCCCAGCGCGGCAAGACTCGCGGAAAGATGTGTTAAATCATGATGGCTAGCCGTGGAATGGGCGCTATGCGCGCCTCAAAAATGCCCAAAGGTGTACGCAAAGAGCGTAGGGATGACACCGACTTTACCGAGTACGCTGATGGTGGGCCTGTTGGTTTGTATGCCAACATTAACGCCAAAAGAAAACGTATAGCCGCTGGGTCTAAAGAAAAAATGCGTAAGCCCGGTTCTAAGGGCGCGCCTACGGCTCAAGCATTCATTAACTCTGCTAAGACTGCGAAAAAATAATGCACACAGAAGACTGCGCTTTACATGAAGATGGCCCATGCACATGCGGCACAGAAGAAGTTCTTGAAGAGTTGGCTTTAGAAGAAGCTGATATTGGTGAAGATCTATGACCACTACAGGAACCACAGCCTTTAACATGGAGTTCACTGAGCTCGCTGAAGAGGCGTGGGAGAGAGCTGGCCGTGAGATGCGTACAGGTTATGACCTACGCACAGCGCGCCGTTCTCTTAACCTGATGACCATTGAGTGGGCTAATCGCGGCATCAATATGTGGACGATTGAGACAGGGACTATTACTCTGACTCCGGGATTAGCCACATACGCACTGCCTACAGATACGATTGACCTACTGGATCATGTGATCAGAACGCAGGCTAACAACTCGTCTACTCAGGCAGACTTGAGTATTACCCGAATCAGCGTTTCTACTTATGCAACGATCCCTAACAAGTTGGTTCAAGGCAGGCCGATCCAAGTCTGGATTCAGCGTCTTTCTGGTGAAACCAATCCTACTGATGCTGTACTTAGTGGCAACATCACGTCGACCGACACATCAATCACGCTTAGTACGGTGGTTGGACTAGCTGGCTCTGGGTTTATTCGCCTTGGTACAGAGGACATTTACTACACCTATATCAGTGGTAATGTGCTGGGCGGTGTATTCCGTGGCCAGAACAATACGACAGCTGCAGCACAGACAGATGGAACTGCGGTATTTGTGCCCCAGTTACCAGCTGTGACTGTGTGGCCCACACCTGATAACTCACAACAGTACCAGTTTGTGTACTACAGAATGCGCCGTATCCAAGACGCTGGCGCTGGTGTACAGACAGCCGATATGAATTTCCGCTTTCTACCATGCGTAGCAGCTGGACTGGCCTACTACATAGCCATGAAGGTGCCTGAGTTACAAGGCCGTCTGGATATGCTTAAGAGGGTCTATGACGAACAATATGCTTTGGCGGCTCAAGAAGATCGCGAGAAGGCTACATTGAGGTTGGTGCCTCGTATAGCGTTCATTGGTGGTGGTTCTTAATGGCAACACCGTTTGCATCCGGTAAATATGCTATTGCCGAATGTGATCGGTGTGGCCAGCGTTACAAGTTAAAGCAGCTGAAGATGGAGGTCATCAAGACCAAGCTTTATCAGCTCAAGGTTTGTGATGCTTGCTGGGATCCAGATCAGCCGCAGTTGCAGCTGGGTATGTATCCTGTTTATGATCCGCAGGCTTTGTATCAGCCACGGCCAGACACAACGTATGTGACGGCGGGCTTGAATGCGGCGGGTAATCTGACAGGTGGTTCACGAGACATTCAGTGGGGCTGGGCACCGGTAGGTGGAGCAAGTAGTTTTGATGCAAGTTTGACACCAAACTACTTGGTGGCAACGACATTTGTTGGTACAGTTACGATAACAGTTTCATAGGAGCTAAACATGGCATATACACGATCAGCAGACGGAGTCGCTAAAAAGGGTAAGACTGATGTTCACATCTTCCCTAACAGCGGTCATTCTGTCAAAGAAACAAAAGGCGGAACAGGTAAGGGTAAGGGTAAAACCAACTCTGACATGAAGACTATGGGTCGTAATTTGGCAAAGATTGCCGCACAGAAACGAGGCTAACATGGCTAAATACAGCAAGATGATGATGGGTAAAGAAGTTGGCGATGCCAAAGTCTACGCTCCACCTCACACTATGAAGGGTGAGAAAGTCGCCCCCAAAGAGAATCCCGGCTCTGGTAAGAACTTGAGCCGTGCTGACACTGTGGAGATGACTGTTGGTAATATCAATAAGTCTAATGGTGGTGAGCCTAAGACGTCCGGCATCAAGATGCGCGGTACTGGTGCGGCCACTAAAGGCTTGATGTCAAGAGGCCCGATGGCATGAATTACGCCGATCTTGTCACGCAGGTAAGCGATTACTGCGAGAACTCTTTCCCAACTGACAATATGAATACGTTCATTCGTCAGGCGGAGCAGCGCATCTATAACACCGCGCAGCCTGCTAATTTGCGAAAGAACGTGACAGGCGTATTGACTACCGGCAATAAGTACCTTGAGTGCCCTACAGACTTTTTGTCTGTGTATAGCCTTGCGGTATATCCCTATAACACTACAACGGCCACAGGAACAGCTGGGCAAAAGACGATTGTGGTGACCAGTACGACAGGTATTGCAACGGGTCAGCAAGTGACTGGTACGGGTATTGGCACTAACGCACAAGTTAGAAGCATTGCAGGGACTACGATCACATTAACAGTTGCTAATAGCGGCGCTGTATCTGGTTCTGTAGCGTTTCAGGGTGACTATCTGTATTTGCTTAACAAAGACGTTAACTTCATTCGTGAGGCTTATCCTTTGTCAGCATATGCATCCGAGCCCCGCCACTATGCCATCTTCGGCCCACGGTCTGACAATGTGAATGAGTTGACGTTTATCGTTGGGCCTACTCCAAGTGCGGCCTATAACGCAGAGCTCCACTACAACTACTATCCTGAGTCTATTGTTACCGCCGGAACTACATGGCTGGGTGATAACTTTGATTCTGTGCTTTTGTATGGAACTATCTGCGAGGCTTACACCTACATGAAGGGTGAGGCCGACATGGTTCAGCTTGCCCAAACTCGTTATGTACAGGCTATTGCTCTGTATAAAAACTTGTCAGACGGCAAGCAACGTGCTGATGCGTACAGGGATGGACAAGTCAGGACGGCAGTCGTATGAGTATTGTTCAAACACAAACGACCAGCTTCAAGGCCGAGCTGTATCAGGGCATTCATGATCTCACAACTGATGTGATTAAGATCGCCCTGTACACGGCAGAAGCAAATCTAAATGAAGATACGACTGTCTACTCAACTGACAATCAGGTAGTAGCAACAGGATATACAGCTGGTGGGTCTATTTTGACGCCTGTTACTGTCAGTTCCTCGGGGTACACGGCATATGTTGGGTTTCCCAATGTGTCTTGGACTGCCGCATTAACAGCCAGATGCGCTCTGATCTATAACTCAACACAAGGCAATAAGTCTATTGCTGTATTGGACTTTGGATCTGATAAGACATCCACCACAACTTTCACCATCACAATGCCGGCTAATACTGCATCAGCGGCATTGATTCGCAGTTCTAATTAAGGAGTCAATATGACCACGGAAAAACTCAAAGCAACTGACCATGTTTTCAGCGGCCTTATTGCTGGTACTAAATCAACTGAAGAAGCTCAAGCAACGGGTGTTTACCATGTTGAATGCCATGACAAAGACGGCAATCTAAAATGGTCTGCTGACTCAAAGAACTTGGTTGTGAATGAAGGCTTGCAGTACATGGCTGGCAGTGCGCTTACATCAGTAACCCAGATCACTACTTGGTATCTTGGTCTGTACGGCCCCGCTGCGTCTAATACGCCTGCGGCTGGCGATACCATGGCTTCACACGCTGGTTGGACTGAAGTTGCCCCCTACAGCAATGCAACCCGTGTGGCGGCTACGTTTGCTACAGCAACACTGGGCAATCCTTCTGTGGTAACAAATTCGGCTTCTCCTGCTACGTTTACGATTAACAGCACAGCTACTGTTGGCGGTGCGTTTTTGACAAGCGGAAGTGCCAAAAGCGGAACAACTGGGACATTATTCTCTGCGGCTGACTTTTCTGCACCCGGCGACCGTTCGGTAGTATCGGGTGACGTTTTGTCTGTGACTTATACATTTAGCTTAACAGCTTGAGGTTTAAATGGCTGAAGGCGGCTGGGGTTCTGGCGCGTGGGGTCAGGCTGCTTGGGGTGCATCAGTCTATGACCGGGATGTTGCTGAAACTGCGACAGGTGCGGATGCCGACTCTTCGGTTGTAACTCTTAGATCGGAAGTCAGTGAAGCGGCCACGGGCGCGGATGCGGTTAGTGCAGTACCAACGCTTAATGCGGCGGTCAGTGAATCAAGTACTGGTTCTGATGCGGTTAGTGCATTAGCAACATTTAGGGCGGCGGTTAGTGAGTCGAGTACGGGTAGTGACTTAATAGACGCTGTTAGAAGGTTTGAGGCGGCGATTAGTGAAGCCGCTACGGGTTCGGATTTGGTTAGTGCTAGGGCTATTTTTGCAAGCCAGATTCTTGAGAGTTTGACGGGGTCAGATTCGGTTTCATCGGCATTTACCTTTTTGGCAAGTGTTAATGAGTCTGCTACTGGGTCTGATGCGGTATCAGGTAATTTAATAATTGAGGCTTTGGTTGACGAGACAGCTTTAGGTGAAGATGCTATTGATGCTAATGCGGCATTTATAAGTGATGTTGAAGAGGCTGCGGTTGGAGCAGATGCAAATTCAGCGGCGGCGGCATTTGTAGCTTCTATTGTTGAATTGGCAACGGCAACGGATTTAGTAAATGCAAGACCTTTGTGGGAAATTATTGATGACACGCAGTCAGCAAACTGGCAAAATATCAACAACGTACAGTCTTCGGGCTGGACACAGGTTAGTAACACCCAAACATCGGGGTGGACATTAATCAACACGAACTAGGAGCATTTAAATGGCTACAGGCGCAACGGGGCAACTAGGACTTGCTCTACCAGTACAAGGTGAGCTTTCGGGCACATGGGGCGATACCGTTAACAATGGTATTACGCAGTACACCAATATTGCTATTGCAGCTACATTAACTCTGACTGGTGATGGCGCGGTAACGATGGCCAATACCACTGGTGATGCGGCGGCTTC